CCCGAAGTGCTCCCGCCACAGATTTACATGTGCCGTGGGGAATCCCTCGCAGTAGTTGTGGCAGTAGGCGCAAAGCGCCATTGCGTTCTTGGGGTCGTACCTGACGGCCCAGTGCCCCCGGCTAATAAAGTGGCTGCACTGCAGCCCCTGCGGCTTCTCGCTGTAGTCCTTCTCGCAACGGGCACACTTCCACTCGGCAGCCTTTCGGATAGAATCGCTGAAGTGTTTGTCTGCGATGTTGCGTGAGATCTTCCCTCCGAAGCCCATCAGTGAACGAGCGTCAGGTGTGGCTTAGGTGAGAAGCTGACGTCGAGGTCGAGGTCGTGCAGCCACACAAAGCGAGACCCAACCATCTGCTCGTCCATGTAATCTATGGCAGCCTCCTCCTCGTAGCCCTGCTCCTCTAGGTACTCCAGCACCGCCTCGCAGTCGTAGCAGATGACCGGGCCACCGTCTGCGTACAGAAACTTCTTCGCCGCGAAGGCAAACTCCTCTACTAAATCCACCTCGAAAATCTCCTTGTCGTCCATGAATTAATCCTCCTCGAAATCCTCTGGGTCGAGCTGGAAGCCCCCGGCCCTCCGATACCAGTCCTCCCCGCCTATCTGGTCCCACTCGCTGTAATCCATACCTCGGCGCGCGATCCACTTCATGTGGTCTGGGCACACCCGCTTGCTCTCGACTTCCTCTATCTGTCCTCCCCTAGAAAGGAAGGCTGCAACTTCTCGGGATATCCTTTCCCGGTCGGTCTCCTTGGTCATCACTCGTTACCTCCCAGAGCAACCGCCGTCTTGTAGTGGTCGCGCACCATCCCGTGCAGGTGCTCGGGTACGTGCGTCTCCATAAAAGATTTCTGGCGGTCTGGCTCGCCCTGCATTTCCAGCAGGGCTGCCGCGTAGTGGCGGGGCGGGTGATCCGCATCCCACCATGCTTTGTTACTCACAGCTCGCAGGCGTCACCGACGCAGGCAGCTGTCTTAGCTCCCTCTGTCGTGTCGCCCCTCTCGTAGCCGGGCAGTGCTGACCAATCGATGGGCTCGACGCACATCGACATCTGCGTGTACTCGGCTTTAGTGATCGCCTCATACGGTGTTTGCCTGTAGCTAGAGCCGTCGTATGGGAGGAATGACATCCCGATCAGGCTGTCGAAGTTCTTCCACATCCAGTCGCAAGCCTCGAACCATGAGTCGTCCGTGTAGTAGGCGGTGCAACTAACGGTGTGGGTCGCCCAGTTCTCGCCGTAGCACTTAGCGAGTTCAAGCTGGTCGATGGTGCCTACCTCTTTGACCGTTAGCGCATCGGGCGGTGACTCGATGTAGAAGTCGAACACGACCGTGCTACCCGGATTCATGACGCAAGGCTCATGTGGCACGCCCTGATCAATTAGGAACTGGGTAAGCGGGTCGGTGGTCGCCTGTCTTATCCGCCGAATGTAGTAGGGACTGAACGCAGGGTGCACGCCCGATGGGACTGATCCAGCCAACTGTGAGACTGTGCCACTGGGCTTATTCGTCGAGACACTCGCCGCAGGGTTGATGCCGATCTTCTTGGCCCACTCCTCGTTAGTCTCCTCGACAACGGTACGCAGTTCGCGCAACCACTTGCCCAGCTTCTCCTTGCCCTCGCTACCTGACATGACGGAGTGCGACATCACCGACGTCATGGAAACTCCGAGAAGCGCCTCATCGTCGCAGTTGTTTTTCCACACCTTCCTTAAATAACGAAAGTCAGTTTGCGATGCTTGGATCGTTCCCAAGATTGCCGCCTGTTTCGCCTTCCGACGCAAGCTCGGCAGGGTGTCTGTACTTTCCACCTTAAGCTCTGACAGGTTGCACATCTGATGCGGTCGCAAGATTATCTCGGCGCACGGGTTAACTCCGAAGTCGTGATCGGGGTCACGCTTCCCGTATGCCTCCAGCTTTTTCTTGGCACCGCCACGATTCATTACGCCGCGTTCGCCACTGAATGACTCGTAAAGGCTCTTCAGCTCCGACTGCAGTACGTGAAACTCCGGGCGACCGTCGTACACTGCTGAGTTGTTAGCCAGTGCCCGGTTGCCGTGCGCGTCGTACCATGCGCCCGACTTAGCCATCCTCATGCGATCATCCGAGACGTTGGACAAACTGATCATTGCGCTACGCCTCGTACCGCCCACGATTACCGCTGAGGCGACCTCGCACAGGCAATCGTGTACCTGAATGCTCGAGAGACGCGATCCTGCCGCCTGCTGAAACGTGCGAACGAAGAACTTAAACAACTCGACCAGTGGCTCTGGCCCAGACGCTCTCCCGCCGAAGGTCTTGAGACGCGAGCCGCTAGGTCTAACCTTGCTGACGTCCCATGTCGGGATGTGGCCGCTGTAAAGCAGGCTGACCAGTTGACGCAGTGCCGACGCCCAGCCGACCTTGCTGTCGGCGACCATGATCACCGTGTCACACGGAACCAAGTCCTCCGGCACCTCGGGTAACTGGTTGACGTACTGGCGCTCTACTGAGTAACCAACGCCACACCCGTTGAGCAATAAGAAAAACACCTCATCGAATATGCGAGCTGACGAATCGGGAATCGTGTAACAGCAATTGAAACCTGCTGCCGCGTCACGCTTCAGTGCCGGGCCTGCCGCCCACATTGCCCTCATGCTCGGGAACACATCCATGCTCAGCATGGCCTCCCGTAGCTTCTCCGCCTTGATGTCCTTCTCGGTCAGGACTCCTTCATCCTTGAAGTGGGCTAGGTAACGCTCGACAGTCTCAGGCCATCGCTCCCGGCGACCACCGTCAACGTCGTCCAAATATCGTGCGTAGCGACTCTGATGGATCAGCGTTTGATAATCGGTAAGATCAGTCAAGATCGATGCCCTCCAGATAGCTCTTTGTTGACTGGTGGACGGCGCTCCAACAGACCGCCACCGTTAGTGTTAGTAAAATCAATTCAAACATACACATCTCCTAGACGTTGTTTTTTACTAGACTCAAACTCATTAAGAACCGCGAGAGCCTCTAGGGCATCAATGGGTTCGACAAAGGGGACGCCATCGAGGTGCTTGTCCCACCTGTCGTCGGCGTATGCTCTGGCGTCGTCCTCGCCTGCGAACCAGCGAGTGTGATCACCTTGGGTGACTCTATAGATCTGCATTCATCCTCCATAGCAATTGGTCTGTACTGACGCAGCCGGCTGTTGCACAGCAGGCGTGCCTCACGGTGGGCGTAGAGCCCTACCTTTCCTTGAAATTCCCGGAAGCGGTTCTTCGCGACAGACAGAACAAAGCATGGCCTGTCGTCGTCGACCTCTTCCCCGTTGTGTCTGGCTGCGGCCTTCTCGGCGTCCTGCCAAAGGATCAGCACCCCAGCTGCGGCGTTGACCAAGTGACTCGATCCGATGAAGGACTCGCGTCCCGGCACCCTCTTCTCACCCTCCGGTCCCTGCGGCTTGCGCATGTGGTGCACGACGACAATCGCCATGTCGTACTCACGCGCCACCGCACCCAGCTTTGCCATGAAGCGCTTCTCGTTCTCCAGCTCACCGCCCAGATCTATCTGCATCAGGCAGTCCAGCACGAACAGGTCGCAGCCCATCATCCGCTTGCTGTCGATGATCAGCTGTATCGCAGCCTCCGGGCTCATGACATCGGCGTGGTCGATGATGTACATCTTCCCGTCCAGCCACCTCCCGAAGCGATTGAGGTAGTCCTCGTGCATGTTCTGCTTGCACGCAGACTGACCCGACAGCATGTCGAATAAGTAGTCCGGCGTAAGCTCCAAGCTCGCCAAGCAGACGACATGCCCGCTTGCTGCGGCGTGCAGCGCCCACTGGTTTGTCATGGTCGACTTCTGGTGCCCGGAGTAGCCACCGATCAGCGTCACGCCCTGTCGCGGTATCTCGAACAGGTTGTGGAGCTTGGACCAAGGGGCCTCAATGTCCCGCCTCGGGTTGTTTCGCCGGTCCATAACAGCGTCAACAAGATTAGAAGGATCGAGAAACTTGTTAAGGCCGAGGCTGGTGAGCATCTCCAGCTCGTCAATCACATTTCCTCCGCGTCCATCTCATTTAGGATCTCCTCCGTGAGTTGCAAAATCTCCTCGTTCCCAAGGGGCTCGACGCAGTAGCCGAGGTCCTCAAGGAAGTCCATACAGAGCTGTGGGGTGGCAGCGTAGCCCGCCCTTAGCTTCTCCAGTGCTGTCATGATTCCTCTCCCTGCATATATATTCCGGCATCGCAGGAACCCACCTCCCAAGTCCCCGTCTGGTACTTCAGGTACATGTCCCAAGCGGCCTGAACCTGCTCTGGCGTGCCGTGCTTTTGCAGTGCCTCGATGTGGTCGAGAGCGCGCTCGCTGCGGTCAACCGCCGCCTGATCAAACATCTGGGCCTCGAAGTCCATATAGGTGCCCTCGGTGATCAGCTCGGGGTCATCGCTTGCCTCAAAGAATGGCGATGGGTCCGTCTCCCAGATGTCGTATGCCGTCTTGGCGTAGCGAGAGGCGGAGCCAAGCTCGCCCTCGATCTTTGTCATCAGCACCTGCGGGTCCGTGATCTCGGACATGAATGCCGTGACCTCGTCGATCATCCCGTTACGTACAGCCCACTCAAAGGCACCAGAGCTGCCGTACTTAAATTCGGTCCTGCTCTTGTACTTGCGCGCCTCGGCGCACACTGAGTCAAAATCCCACTTAGCTGCCGGCATTACAGAATCCCCCAATCTTCACCATCAAACTCTGGGTCCTCGTACTCCTCGAACCGCTCCAGAAGGTCAGCAGGATCCATGCAGGTCATGTCGTGGATCTCGCCGGCGAACTGCATTACCTCGGTGGGCGTCGTCTCAGCGACCGCTACGGCGGCCGTGCCGGGCTTCACCTGAAACCAGTCATTGCCGTGCGTGTACTTGGATTTGATGTGCCTAAGATATG